GCAAACTTCGCGGAGAGATTTCAATCCTAAAAGAAGAACTCCAACGAATCAAAACCACGGCAGAGCGAGAAAAGGAAAGAGCAAACGCGCATTCAGATTTGCAGGAAGAACTGGAGAAAACAATCAAACAAAGGGATGGACTTATTTCCCGCCAGCAGAGCGCGAGCGCACTTCCGCCAGCAGGAATAGATGCAATTCTGGCAGAGCGCGAAAAAACTCATGGCTCTTTTTATGTTCATGCAGATTGTACCCAGACTCTGGAAGATACTTTCTATTCTTTCAGGGGACAAGGTTACTTCACAGCAGTTCAATTGGAAGCTCTGCATATGATTTTCCACAAACTCGGAAGAATCGCAGCCGGTTCTCCCTCTTACAAAGATCATTGGGATGACATTGCTGGTTACGCCACACTTGTCTCTAGGGATATTTCCAGTAGGGAAGCAAAAGCGAAAGGAAAATAACTATGGATATGCTCAGAATTAAACAGAAACTCCAGGAAGAACCGTCCAGTCAATCCATTCTGGTCTATGGCGATTCTGGAATCGGGAAAACAAGATTCGCAGCAACAGCGGCCCAGATTCCCCACATTCGTAAAATTGTCTGGCTGGATCTAGAAAATGGGAAGGACACAATTCTTTCCATGGGACTCTCAGACGCAGAACTTGCGAAAATCCAACTCATCCAACTTTTAGATACCAGAAAAGATCCGCATGTGATGAGCACGATTCTCAAAATGTTCTCGTCCCCGATGGATATCCATCTTTGTGAGGAACATGGAAGAATCAATTGCCTGAAATGTTCCAAGGAAAAGCTTCCGACACAAATTTTCAACTTGACAAGTTTGGATTCTCGTGATATTCTGGTTATCGACACCGGAAGCCAGCTTACAGATTGTGGAGTTAATGCCCTTCTAAAGGGGCAGCCAGAAGAAGCAATTCTCCCAATTCAGGATTGGGGAACTGTTGTGAATTGGATGAAAGCAATCTGTCAGGTCATTCAGAATGCTCGCTACTGTAATACAATAATGCTCTGCCATATGCTTCCGGTAGAAACCTATTCCGGGTCTGGAATCAACAAGGTTCTCCAGAAAACAGAATACTTCCCAATGGCAGGAACCCAGGCTTTCTCCAGGAAATTCGGAGCCTACTTTTCCACAGAGATCTTTCTGGAACTTCGTGGAAATAAGCACGCTGGAGGTAGTTCCACCACTTATAAGAAAGGAGTCCAGACCAAGAGCCGATCCGGCGTCCGAGTAGAAGATTTGCCCGAACTTCATATGAAGTATCTTTTCCCATTCAAAGACAAGGAAACTGTTAAGAAATGAGCCAAGAGAAATCTCCCTATCCTCATAAACAACCATTCAATGTTCCACCGAAGCCAGGTAAAAAGAAAAAGCCCTGCGTTTTCATTTCACTTTCATTTTCCATTTAAGGAGTAACAAATCATGGCCAAAACCGCCACCCTGCTTGACCTCGAATCTCTGGCTGACGAATCCCTTGAAGACATCGCAGAAGCACCAGAATATATTAACCCCCCGGCTGGCGATTATATTCTCCGTTCAGTTTCAGGAGAAATTCGTACTTACGAAGAGGATGATGGAACCAAGAAACAATCTATTCGTGTTGTCCTTGCCGTGAAGGAAGCACTGGAATTGGTTTCTGATGAACCGCCAGTTCCGGAAGGATCTCTTTTCTCCCTTTCTTTCCAGGGAACAAAGGAAGGTCTGGGCGCTTTCAAACGGGAACTTCGGAAAATGACCGGCCTGGAGGTTCTCCAACCGATGACTCTGAACGAATATTTCCAGATGCTGGAAACCGAACTTGAATTCCGAGGTCGGATTTCCTATCGGAAGTTCAAAGATAAGGAATACATCAACCTTCGCATCCTCTAGGCTTCGCCTAAACCCCGGCTAGTCCGGGGTTATTTCTTGTCCCAATTGTTAGGAGTCTGTTGCCCATGAAGATTCTAGTTAATTTCTCAGAATCCGAACGCTCGTTCCTCCCAGTTCTCCAATACTATCTCCGATCAAACGGTTTTACTTCCTGCGCAACAACGAAAACCCACACTCCTTCCACTCTGGTAGATTTGGCAAAACAGGCTTCCTGCCAGGGAATCTTCCTTTGCAATCAGGAAACACTGGCAAACTGCGTTCCGGGCCAGAGACCGACATTGGATCTTTACAGGGGAAGTCGGCTGGATTTCTCCGTTCCTGTGATCGTAGGGAATTCCCTGCTTCAGATTCATACAGTAGATCATGGGAAATTTGTGCTGGAAACGGATCTGAAGAAACTGCTGAAACTCTCAGTAAAAGTTGGACGGGAATTTCAATTCACAGTTCTTTCGGAAACTTCCCTATTTCCAACCGCTTTAGCGGTTCTGTCCAAAGCAATCTTCATAGCCTACGACATAGAGACAGTGACGGTTTTTCCAACTGGGGAAATCATCGAGGGGGAAATTCCGGAAGGTTCTGACGAGGAAGAAACTGACGATCATAAGGAAGGCGGGGACACAATAATCACTTGTGCTTCCTACACAGCATTCCTCCCTTCCGGCGAATTCCAAACATTCGTTCTTCCTTTCTACAATTTCCTGGAATGCCACTGGCCAGACTCTCACTCCTTCTCTGAGGCCATTTCATTTCTCCGGTCAGCGAATGACCTGCCAGTCCCGAAAGCGATGCACAATGGAATGTATGACTGTTTCCATTCCATAATCTACAGGGCATTTCCACGGGATTTCGCAATAGATACAATGGCAATGATGCACGCGCAATATCCATCCCTGCCAAAGTCTCTGGACTATGTTGCGTCTATAGTCCTTCCCGATTACTACCAGTGGAAGCCCCAAGCGAAATCCGCATCCCGCAGCAGGAATATTCAGGAATATTGGGGGTACAATGCAAAAGATACATTTAACACCGCCAGAATCGCATTGCATTATCTTAGGTATCTCCCCACGTATGCTAGACGAAATTATGCGAAGCAATTCAAACTGGTATATCCTTCGCTATACTGCGGATTCGAGGGGTTTCGTGTCGATAACAATAAAAGAAAAGAACTGCTTTCCATCAGGGAGAAAGCCGTAGCTTCAGAACTAGATTCCCTACAGACAATGCTTGCAGATAAAGGAGATATCCATGCCAAAAAACCAACGGGTTTTAACCCTGGAAGTTCAAAGCAAGTTGCATTTTACATCTACGACATTCTTGGAGCTGCTGACCCACGTATCGGTTTTAGAAAAGCAAATGGCAGAAAAACTCGAATTGTGCGAGGGACTGATAAGAAAAATCTGGAAGCAGTCGGACGGCAACATCCATTGCTTCGGAAAGTTACAAGTAAGATTCTCAGCTACAAAGGGAACGCAAAGGCTATTTCGACATACTTCAATTTTGCACAAAAGAATGGGCGACTCTTGTATTCGATTAATCCGTTCGGAACAGAAACGGGACGGTTTTCTTGCTCTAAATCCGCGCTCTGGTGTGGTACTCAGATACAAAATATCCCTCCATATGCAAAAGGAATGCTGGTAGCAGACGACGATTTCATCCTCTGTGAGCCAGATAATTCCCAGTCGGAAGCTCGTTGCACAGCTTATCTTTTCCAGGAAACTGCGCTAATCACAGCCCTAGAAACTCCAGGCAGGGATTTCTACAAAACACTCGGAACTCTTTTCTTTTCCATTCCCTATGAGGAAGTGACGACAGAATTCCGGAATCTAGTTCTGAAGAAAATCGTTCATGGTACGAACTACATGATGGGAGCAGAAACTTTCATTCAGAACGCAGGGGAAGAGAATCTTTTGTTCGCAGCATCAGTTCTTGGAATAAAGATAACTCCACACCCAGTGGGGCCAGACCAGATGACCATGAAGGCTTTCGCAGCATCCCTTCTGGAAAAGTATCATGGCCCATTCCCGCGAATCAGAAAAGGTTACAGCGAGGTAAAGAATGAAATTTCTACGACTAACACTCTTACTAGTCCTCTTGGCCACACTCGGTATTTCTTCGGAGATATTCACAAGAAGTACCAAATCTTTGCTTCTGCCGTGGCCCATGGGCCTCAAAATCTCTCTGTCGATATTCTGAACATTGGCTGGTGGAAACTCTGGCTCCT